GACCGAGCCGATGGCATAACCTCAGACGCTTACATTGAGCTTAAATGCCGTAGAACCCACTACGACGAGTTGATGATAGAACGCAAGAAGTGGGACTACTTGGCCGAAATAAGGGCTAGAACGGGCGCTAGGACGCTTTATATCAACGCTACGCCCAAAGGTGTCTACCAGTTCGACTTAGGGGCTATAAACGCCCCTGAATGGCTTTTAAGGACGCTTCCAACAAAGACCGATTTTGCCGGGTCTGAGCAGATTCAAAAGGAAGTGGGCTTCTTAAATTGCCGACACGCCACCTTGCTACTTGTCTAAATCTATTTGATTGCTTACCCTTATCTAGTAAATCTATTTAGGATTTACAGAACGGGAGCAAAATGATAAATAAAGTTGCGGTAATTCGCTTTGATGCGACTGCCGGGGCTTGGACGGATGGGACAAATTGGGTTAAAGGCTCAATCATCCGTCGATACGCTAGAGAGAAGATGGGTAAGCAACAGCTCCGGGGAAGGCTTTCACACTCCGAAGTTTCAGCCTATTTTCTTGACAATTACGGGGTGAGCGCCGATGTTAAGTAATTTAGTTATTTACGGCCTATTGGCTTTTATCCTATATCAGCAATATAAAGCTGAACAACGACAAGACGAATCATTCCGTAAAGGTTATGAAAGGGGGCTGAAGGATGGACGAATTAGCCGACCGTTCGTTAAGTGAGTGGATTGAGATTGCTGGCGAGACGCTACGGGAAAGAGGGTTCGCGTATGGTGATCCGAGATGTCACTTACTACGCGTTTACGACATCTGCCGAATTCTCGGTGTTCAGTTCAGAGACCCATCTCAACTGGCATTGGTGTTTATCGCGGTCAAACTCTCAAGACTTGTGGAAAGCCCAATGCGGGAGGATTCGATTGTCGATCTCATTGGATACTCCGCTATCTTGGGTCAGCTCCGATTTACCGATTGGAGCGACTTTGACCCTACTGCGTAACACAAACAAAGACCAATGGTGCGATTATTGCAAGCAAAAGTGGGGAACAGTTAAAGGCAATCAATGGCATCCAAACGCTATGAAAATGGCATATTGGAAATGCGTATCGGCTAGTCCGATGAGAAGAAATCAAGTGCGCTTTTATTGCTTGGAGTGTGCTGCTGATTTACAAAACTGGCCAGACGGTCAGTTCTATTCATTAAAAGAACAGCTGATGGATGGACTCCACAGCGTAGCAACAAGGGAGCAATTAAATGTCGAATTACCTAGATGATTATGTTGGAACTTGGGAACGTTTTAAGCAATTCGCCCAAGAGAATCCTGATTACCGTATTAAGACTCACGTCCTCGAGGAGTCGCTAGCAAAGGAGTGCGATGTCTATATCGTCAAAACTGAAATCTATCGAACTGAAGTTGATGCTAATCCTTGGACGACGGGTCTATCGTCGGAATCAAAGTCAAAGCAATACGCACTTGAACTTGCAGAAACTGGCAGCTTGTCAAGAGCTCTCAATCTTGCAGGATACTTGGCTAAGCCAAATGGGGCTAAACCCAACCAGAGTCACAATAAGCCAATCCAAACAACAAATCCAAAATTGGCAGAATTCATTAAAGAACAGCGGCCGGACGATCCGGAGCCAATAGTTCATAACATCGACCACTTAATTGAAACGCTAGGTGCTGAGATAGCTGATGAAGTTCCAATCTGCAACCACGGCGCGATGGTGCTTAAGACGGGCAATAAGGAAGGCAAGGACTATCGAGGTTGGGTATGCACTAGCAAAGACCGCCAAGAACAATGCCCGGCTAAATGGATGAGAGTGGATGAGTCAGGCAAGTGGGTGTTTAGGAAGTGATTGGGGACTACCATCCGTTCAAGTGTGGGACTTGCAAAGCCACTACTGCACACAGGCTTCTAAAGACCTACGATTGCCCGGATATACCCGAAGCGCCCGGTGAAGTATGGCTGGTCGAGTGCCAGCGATGCTTCGAGCAACGGATTATCTATCCAACCGAGCGCTTAGCCGCCAAGGAAGATGACGTTCATCGTTGCGACCAATGCGGCAACTACAAGATGAAGGCTCAGAAATGCAAAATCTGCCGGATAGCAGCTGGATTGGAGAATATCCAAATTAAGATGTTCAACGGCCATAAGGATTGGAAGCAAGATGCCGACCTATGAGTTCAAATGCCCACAATGTCAAATAACGATAGAACAGCAATTTAACGTCTATTCTAATCACTCAATTTGGTGCTCGGATTGTCAAGTGCTTATGGAAAAGCAATTCTCAAGCCCGGGCATTATCTTCAAAGGAGATGGGTGGGCAGGTAAGGAGTGAGTAAGCAGCATAGTTTGAAATACATCCATCAGTTACTCGACTGGGGATTTAGTATGGAGTTTATCGCCAAGGATTGCGGCATAACAGTCGAGTCCTTGGAGATGCGACTCTATCGGGAGAGGAGAAGGAATGAGCATAAAGGAAGCAAGCCTAAAACTAGCCGCAGTTACCCTAATAGCAGACGAAGCGAAGCGAGCTAAAGACCGCCTTAGGGCCGAACTTCAAGCCGAAATGGATGGTATTGGGGCTGATCGGATAAAGGCTGAATTGAATGGTGAGACGGTGGCTTATGTGACTACCGTCCAGCCTAAATTTAAGTGGGAAATAACGTCAGATCGTAAGTTTATTGAATGGGTGAAAAGCCAAATGCCTAGTGAGATAGTCGAGACGGTTAGGCCTAGTTATGTTGATTATGTATTAAGCCATCTTAAATATGTTGATGATTTAGTTATTGCGCCAAATGGTGAGATAGTGGATTGGGCGGTTGGTAGTGCGTCTGAGCCTTTTTTAACTACCAAGTTCCAAGGTGAAGGCAGGGAGAAGGTAAGAGAGGCTCTTATTGGCAAGGCTATTGAGGCGGTTAAAGTGTTGGAGTTGGAATGAAAGTTCTAAACCTCTATAGTGGATTAGGTGGTAATCGAAGGCTATGGCCGGATAGTTATCGAGTGACAGCTGTTGAATGGGATAAGGACATAGCAGTTTATTATCAAGATAGATACCCAAATGATGAGCTAATTATCGGAGACGCTCACCAATATCTATTAGATCATTACAAAGAGTTTGATTTCATCTGGACTTCTCCGCCTTGTCAGACTCACAGTAGCTTTAGATTTAACATAGGAGTCAGATATAGGGGCGTTAAGCCAGTTTATCCGGAAATGAGCTTGTGGCAGGAGATTATCTTTCTAAAAAGCCATTATGAGGGTAATTGGGTGGTTGAGAACGTAAAGCCTTATTACAAGCCGTTAATTGAGCCTACTGCAGTATTACAAAGACATTACTTTTGGAGTAATAAGCCAATTACTGAGAAGGTGTTTGAAAAGGATAATATCAGAGTTGCACAAATACCGGATCTACAAGACCATCATCAAATAGATTTAACGAATTACAAGATAGCCAATAAAAGACAAGCTTTAAGAAATTGTGTGGAAGGTCACATAGGCTATTATGTCCTAAATGAGGTGATTTATGGGTGATTATCCTATTGACACTAATGTTACACTCCCTGCGAGGCGGGGCCCGAAGGCAGCCCGTCGCAGAGTGTCTAGGGGCGGCTATTGCCTTCGTCTGATGACTGCGGCGTTAGCTGCCGTTTTTCTAACTATTAATCAATCACCTAACTCAAATGCTTACGGTCTTAAGCGTTATCAAACTGACTGGGCTCTCGTAGCAATGAATCACTTGCAAGGCGACCTTGAGCAGACTCAATGCTGGGTTGAACTAATATGGCGAGAGAGTCGTTTCAATCCGCTGGCCCGTAATGGCTCGCACTATGGCTTAGCACAAATGCGTAACGTTAAGGTAAAAGACCTAACACCTAGGGAGCAAGTGAGATGGCATATGCGCTACTTAGATCATCGATACGATGGCTCACCTTGCAAAGCTCTTAATCACCTAAAGACTAAGGGATGGCACTAATGTGTAAGAGATGTGGTAATTGCGCTAGTGAATGCAATTACTCAAGTGATGATGCAATGGATACAGTTGAATCGACTGGTGTCTAATGGCTAGAGAATATGATAAGACTCATTACAAAGTAATGCGCGAGAAGGTTTTGATTCGCGATGCTTATACTTGTTACTACTGCGGACAAGAAGCGAACACAGTGGACCACATTATTCCGATAAGTAAAGGTGGAATCAGCGTTGAAGATAATATGATTGCAGCTTGCGTCAGATGTAACAGCGGTAAGCGCGATCGTATAGCCCCCGGGTCTTTTTTGAGAGAACGCCGGAAACCCACGACCCCCATTGGGAATTTTCTACCCGGAACTGGCTCGACCAAGCGCCATTATGCTTGAACTGGTAAATAACGGGACTAACCCGGCCGATCTTGTTTCACTTCGGGCTGGTTCGGCTTACCGAGGTGTGGTAAAACCGCGAATTCACACAAAACTCACCGAAAACCCTTCAAAAGGCTTAGAGTTTGTCGAATTCTGCGCAAAATACGGTCAGGAATTGCTACCTTGGCAGGAATGGCTTTCAGAACAGACGCTTAGGCTTAAACCGGATGGCCGTTGGCAAACTCCGGTCAATGGAATTCTTATCGCCCGTCAAAATGGTAAATCGACTTGGATGGCTTGGCAGATTCTTTGGAGAATCTTTGGCCTAGAACAAAAACTCCAAGTTCACACAGCTCACAAACTAACTACCTCAGCTGAAGTCTTTTACAAAATTTATAACATAATAACCGAGCATCCTGAACTGGAAAGTCAATTAGTTAAGAAGTTAGAAGCCCGAGGATTTCAAGAATTGCAATTTAGCGGAGGCCGTCGTTATATCGTCAGAGCTTCTAACTCAGCCACTCGAGGAATTGCCGCGCCGGATACTATTTGGCTTGATGAGGCTCGCGAATATCACGACGAGGACGTTTGGTCATCCCTTCGCTTTACTCAAATGGCTTCAGCCAACCCACAAGCCTTCCTGCTATCCAATGCCGGAGATCAGCATTCAATCGTATTAAATAAAATGCGAGAACGGGCTTTAGCCTCAATTCTTACAAATGATTTAGATTTAGGCTGGTGGGAATGGTCTGCGCCTCCTGAAATCAAATTTGATGGCTCATCTACCTTTTGGGAAGGTGTCGCACAAGCTAATCCATCTCTCGGTCACACAATTCACCCGGACAATATCCGAGCGGTATTAAATGACCCGGAAGATATTGTTCGAACTGAAGTCTTATGTCAATGGGTTTCAACAATCAACCCAGTCATCCATCCGTCTCAATGGGCAGCTTGCGCAGTTGAGGGGCTGCGCCTAGATCCGTCCGCTGATACTTGGCTAGCGGTTGATTTATCACCTGATAGGCGACAAGCAGCCTTAGTCGCTAGTCAGCGGATAGACCGGGATAGGTTTCAAGTCCAGTTGCTTCAGACTTGGACAAATCCCGGCTATCTATCCGACAAATTAATCGCTAACGATATTGGCGACTGGTATCGCAAATTTAATGTTATTAAAATTGCTTATTCGGCTAGGACGGCTAGTGCGGTAGCGGCTCGATTAGTTCCAGCCGGATTTCCATTAGAAGCAATTGACGGTCAAGCCTACGCCACTAGCTGCGATGAGTTCGTCTCGGCTATCTCAAGTCAGAGATTGGCTCACTCAAG